TGTCCATGAGCATCTGCGACGGGTCGGAAGCCGTGGAAGCCCCGAGCCCCTGCGCCGCGCCCGTAGCGCCGCCGACAGTGCCCGCACGGATGGCCTGCGCCCCCATCGTCGGTGCCAAACCACCGCCGCCTAGCAGCATGGTCGGAGCAGAGGCCATGCCCCGAGTGATGCCGGTAGTCCACGGGTTCTCGCGCTGCTGGATCGCGGCCATCTCCCGGGCTGTATCGCGGGTCTTTGCGTAGTCGCCGCCAAACAGCGCAGACACGCCGCCCGCGATCTCATCCGCAAAGCCGAACGTCGGCCCCTGCGCCACAGACGCGAGCCCTTGCAGCCATCCGGGCTGCTGCTGCGCGATCTTCTGCGCTTCGGTGCGTTGCGGGCCTGCTTTGGCCTCAAGCACGGCCAAGCGCCGCAGGGCTTCTAGTTCCTCGCGTTCGTTCACGGCTTCTTGCCTTTCAAGCTGGCCCGCAGTTGCTCAAGCTCTGCACGCTCTGCGGGCGTGAGTTGCGCGGATGCGGGAGCCGTCGGAGCCTGACCGACGGGCGTAAACACGTTCAGCGGGTCAAGCCCCTGCCGACCGACAATGCCGGAGTAGGTTGCCTGTGCGCCTTCATACTCTTGCTTAAACGTGCCGATACGCGCCTGAGCTTCAGTCAGAATTTGCCGCTTGGTTTCGTCGGTCAACTTGCCGCCGCCCGCGAGCCGCTGCGCCTGACCCTTGACCCATTCCGGGATCGACTGGCTATTGGCGATGGTCGCGTATTCCCCTTCGCGCACAACCGATTCCGGGTCGTACAACTTGGCAAGTCCGTAGATCAGGTTGATTTCTGACTGCGCCCCCGGACGGGTTACAGCGCTTTCGATGGCCTTGTATGCGGGGATCGCCGCCTTGTAGCGCGTGACTTCAGGCAGAGAGTTGAACTCCTTTCGGTAGTTCGTTTCCATCTCGCCCGCTTTCCCAGTGCCGACTTGCACGCTAGTCGCGCCCGCCCGCTTCAAGTCGGTCTGGAACTGCTGAAACGTTCCCTTGTAGCCCTGCCCGCGTGCGTACTCGTATTCCTGCACAGCCGTGGGCGCTTTGGGTTCTGCGCTAGGCGCGGAAAACATCGGCTTGCCGGTCGTCTTGTTGTAGACCGTCGCGCCCGGAGCCACCGTCATCAGGTCGTCCGCCTTCGGCTGCATCAGGCCGACAGCCGCCATCGGGTCAACCTGCATCAGCCCCTGAACCAGCTTGGACTGATTGACGCGGGGCTGCATCCCGCCCATCGCCTGAGCGTTCGCCATCGTCGGCCCGCCGCCGCCCGCAAGCGCCTGCGTAGCCGGAGACTCGATAGCTCCACGGTATGCGCCTTCGATGCCCTGCTGCCGCGCCTGCTGCTGCTTCGCCCGCTCAAGCTCCAGCATGGTCATCTGCTCTTGCAGCGCCCGCATCCGCTCTGCCGCTTCCATTTGCTTGGACTGCTGCTGCCGCGCCTGCGCTTGCTGCATGTCGCCCAATGCGCCCATGCCCGCAGTGCCGAGCGCCGCGCCAAACTTGCCCGGCGTGGACATGAGCCGCAGCCCGAGCGACAGCAGGCCCATGCTCTGCGGGTCGTTGATGTCGAGTAGTCCAGCCATGTCAGCCCCCGTTCATGAAGCGGAGTAGCCCGCTGTACTGCTGCCCCTGCGTCGGCATGTTCACCGACTGCGGCGCAGCCTGGCGCAGTTGCGGGGTTGCGCTCGGTTGCCAGTTGCCCCGCGTGATCGTCGGCATCGGGCCCTTGTAGCTGTAGCCGCTGCCGCTTGAGCCGCCGCCCGTGCCGCCTAGCAGGCCACCGAGGAGGCCGCCAACTAGCTTCGGGTTTGCCTTGGCGAAGTCCAGCGCAGTGCCGAGCATCCCGCCCATCGAGCCGCCGAACAGGCCGCCCGTCGATCCGGTAGCCGCACCACCGATGCCACCGCCCAATGCGTTACCCGCAGGAACCGCAAGTTCAGGCAGAGCGCCGCCAAGCATGGAGCCGCCCGCAGCGCCTGAAGCCCCGCCCGCAGCGAACGCCTCGGGGGTCATCGGCGCAGCAGAGGCAAGGTCTGCCATGGCCGCATCCACGCCTGTCAGCCCGCTTGCGCCCGCGCCGATGTTGCCTAGCAAGCCCTGAAGCCCCGCAGTCCCGCCGATCAGCGCCATACCGGTCAGTGCGGTTTGCAGGTTGTCTTTTGCAGGCTGGTAGCTGTACGGGTCGCCCGTGAACAGCGTCTGCCCGTCCTTGACGATGGCCTTCGCCCGTCCGTCCTCAAGCCCCGCAGCGCCGACCGAGTTCATCTGGTAGCCGCTCAGAAGCTGGTCGATGGCCTGCGTCTCAGGCGAAAACTGGAAGTCGCCCGACGTTTCGGGGTTCCAGCCCAGCGCCTGCTGATGCTGCGAGATGTAGGCATCCAGCCCCGCTTGCCCGCCCATCTGCTCAAGCATCGCCGGATCTTGCATCGCCCACGCCCGCAGCGTGTCGGCGTTGTCGCCCAGCGCACCGAAACCCGCGAGGCTTGCCGTCTTGAAGGTCTTCGGCATCACTTGGTCCCCGGGAACAGAAGTTGCAGCAGTTGCGAGCCGGTCAGCGCCCCGCCGATCACCTGCGAAGCCGTGGACGGGTCAGGCTGCGTCTGAGTCTGCACGCCGCCACCGCCGCCCGCCATGCCGAGGATCGAGCCGTAGTTCTGCAGCTGCTGCATCGGGAAGTTCTGCGCCTCGGTGAACCATGCCTGATTCTGATTCTGCGCCGCTTGGTTCTGGTTCTGCACCTGTGCGCCGACGTTCAGCAGTTGCTGCGAGTCCACGTAGTCCTGATTGGCAAAGCTAGGAGCCATGCCCAGCGCCTGCTGCATGTAGCCGCGCTCGGTGTTGTAGGCGTTGCCGCGCATGTCGGTGGAGATGCGGCCCATCGCGTTGGCGAGGTTGCCGTAATCGTAGCCCGCCGCTTCCTGCACTCCGGTGTTGCCGAACGATCCCGAGGACTGCATCGCCTTCGCCCAAGCCGGCACGTTGACCGTGTTGAACGACTGCGCGAGGTCGCCCTGAGCCTGCTGGATCTGCTGATCAAGGTACGGGTTCGCGTTCATCATGCCGCCTGACATGATGTTCTGAAGCTGCGAGTTGGCCGTGGACATCAGCGGGGAGCCCTGCATCGCCCGATTCGCCGTGGCTTCCCAGCCTGCGGTGAGGTACGGGTTCGCCTCGGTGTACGTGCCCGGGGATTGCGTGTAGCCCTGATTGGCGACATCTTGCCCACGGGACGCGAGATCCTGCAGGTAGCCCTCCATCCACGGAAGGGGCGCGTTGGTCGTGGAATAGGTCGCCATGGTCTTAGCTCACATCAAGGGTGATAGTCGCCCGTTCACTGCCCGCCATTGTCGCAGTAACGCGGTTCAATATGTCGTTCAAGTCGCGGAAAGTCACCACCGGATCAGCGCCGGAGGTATCAATATCGGATTTACCCGCAGCCACGGCCACGAGAATCTTGAGAATGTCCGACAGGGTATATTCCCCGTCGATCTGGAGATTCGCCACGGCAGAGGCCAGATTCTCCGGGCTGAGTTCCGTGAACGGCGTAATGTCGCCTTCCATGAACCCGAGGCCATTGGCGGTCACTGCCGCGCTGAAGGTCATCGTCGTGGCCGCAGTCGCATCGATGATGGCCCCGAGGGTCGCCGTCCCGATGGTGAACGCAATCGACGTGGAGCCCGTCGCCTCCAGAGCGCCCGCAAGGTTGCCGGAGGTCGAGAACGTTACCGAGGTCGTTCCCGTGGCCGACACCACCAATTGCAGCGCCGCGTCCGGAACCGCGAACGTGATCGACGTTGTGCCGGCCACGTTCCGCCCCGCCGCCATCAGCAGCGAACCAAGCGTAAAGGTAACGTTCGTGCCCACGTAGGCCGACATTCCGCCCGGCTTCAGGGGAAGCAGCCACGCTGACGGCGCTAGGTGCCCGTTCGGGATGCCCGCCTTGTCGCCGTCGATCCCTTCGCCCGCGTGGAAATTCCGCAGGTCGGTGCGCCCGAACATGGTTCGTTCGCCCGCAAATACCCCCCCGATCAGGCGGAACGGGTACTGCGCGTTAATGGTCTGGTTCTGCTTGAACATCAGCCCCAGCCGGCTTCAACCGACCCGTAGAAGTTCGTAGAGGCAGCAGTCGCGGCGCCCGCGAAGTACAGCCACACCAGACACGCGCCATCGTAGACACGCGGCAGGCTGGGGAGTTGGTTCAGGAGGTCACGCTCCGCAGCAACAGAGACAGTCGTGATCGGCAGCGTCAGCAGCGGGCGAGCCAGACACAGAGCGAAAGTGCCCGTATTGGCCGCGCTCATCGTCACCGTGGCGACGTTCTGCACGCCCGTGTCACCGTTGGCAAGCGGCAGGAATGGGCCGTAGTTGTTCGCCGCAGTCCCCGAGTGCGTGATATGCCCCGCGATGGCAGAGGCAGTGCAGGCCACCGTCACCGGCAGGGTGTTGCCCGTGTTGCCGGCGGTGTCGGTGTAGCTCAGGGCGATGTTCTGCGCCGTGGCACCCGCCGCCGAGGTTTGCACCGCGTACAGGCGACAGCCCGCACCGCTCGCATACCGCAGCGTCGGCGTGCCGGTCAGCGTCTGCGCAGAGGTCGTGTTGTTGGAAATGCCGGGCCAGTAGCCTTGCAAGTCCACCAGCATCAGCACGCCAGGCACGCCGGTAGCCACCGCAGTGACCGCCGCGACGTTCAGAATGTGCTTCGTGTCCGTGGAGACGTTGCCGCCGTGCTGCAGGCCGAAAATCTGCGTCCCGTTGCCGGCAGTCTCGGTGCAGGTAGTCCACGCAAGCGATGTGCCGGCCCATGCGTTGGCAACCGGAGTGCCGTTCAGGGGCGAGAAGTCATACCACCGGCCCGCCGTGTAAGCCGAAGCGCCGGTAATCTTGTTCCAGTCTGCGCGGTTGAATTTGCCGTTTGTGATCTCGCTGACAAGATCGTCCATCGAAGAAAAAGCCATATCACCCCCAAGCAAATTCAACGTGGCCGCGCAGCGTCACCGCATTCCCGCCGCCCGCAGTGTTGTAGAACAGATTCAGATACGCGCCGTCCTGCACTTGGGGCAGAACCCCGCCGCGCTGCATGACTTGCGTGATTTCGGTCGCGACGCCCGTCTCGCGCAGCACCAGATTCGACAGCGGCTTGAGCAGCACCAAAGCGAAGAACCCGCCCGAAGGCGTCGAGAGCGTCACGCTCTGGATACTGCGCATCCCCGTATCGCCGCCATCCAGCGGGATGAACGCCGACACGCTGCCGCCCGCACCCGATGCCGAGGGACTGCTCACAATGCACCCCACCGCCGTCGAGAAGATCAGCGAGAACGTCGAAGTACGCCCAGCCACCCCCGCCTGATTGGTGTAGCTCACCGTACAGGTTGCGGTCGTCGTCATGGGGGTAGTGCAAACCGCCATGCACTGCACGCCGTCGCCCGTGGCATACCGTGGCAGCGTCACGGTGTTGTCCATGTCCTGCTGATCGGTGTTGTCACCGTCGATCAGCGGGTAAAACATCAGGTAGTCGGCAAGCGTCCAATACGACGGGATCGCCGTGCCCGCGTTCGTCACCAGACTGAACGTGTGAATGTGCTTTGTCTGTCCGCTTGCCGGAGTCGGCCCGCAGTAAATTCCGTCATTCCCCGCGCCGGTCAACGCCGTAGCGACAAGCTGCGAGCCGACATAGGCGTTGTACTTCGGGATTCCCGCGCCCATGGACATGTCCGCCCACCGACCCGTGGCCCCCAACGATGAAGGCCCGCCGGTCTTGTGGATGAACGAAGTCCACGTTGCGCCCTCGTCTGTGAGCGCATCGGAGAAGTCGCGCAGCCCGTTAAAGGCCATCGTTGTACTCCGCGACAATGGCCCCGTCCGGATGGTCAGGACACGCCGCAGGCTCACTGCCCAAGTCAGCGAGGACGCGGTAGCAGTGAGCGCAGCGGTACAGCATCAGTCCGCCGTGACGGTCAGCGCACCCGCCGCGAACTGCGGCTGGATACCGTTGGACACCGACAGCGAGGCAGACAGAGCGCCCTTGTAGATCAGGTTCCCCGCACCACTCGATGCCGTGCCGATGCCGAAGTGCGTGATGGTCGAGGTGCCGCCCGTGCATTGCGGGAACTGCACCAAGGCCGCGTTGCTGATCGTGGACACCGAGCGAGTCCAGCCGGCGCCAGAGCGAGCCACCGCCACGCGGGCATAGCTGGTGTATGCGGTTTCGCTCGAAGTCTGGTCGCCCGTTTCGTCAGGGTTCGCAGTGTGCAGCGAGATGTAGAAACTGCCCGCCGTCGCGGAGTTCTGCAACCCGCCCGCGTCGCCGATGTTCGCCCAATCGGTGTTCAGGAAGATCAGGTCGAGAATCGCGGCTTCCGCCGCATTGGTCATGCTCATGGTTAGAACCCGCTAGGAAAGTATGAAGAACCGCCGCCACCCCCAAGGGAGGTGAAGTCCGTAGGGGCGCGACAGGCCACCCAATCGCCGCTCAGGCGCATCCAGCCCAGAACGACGTACTTTGACCCCGCAGAGCCGATCTCAGTCGGCGTGCGGTTCTTGATGAAATCGCCCTGTGCGCCCTCAGTCGATGCAGGGATGCTCGTGGCCGCGTTGTAACTGCCCTCAATATCCCCGCGTGACAACTGATTAACGCGGAGATTCGTAAACCGGAACTGGTCGGTCAGTTTCCGGTAAAGCTGCGTCGGGTCAGCCGGCAGAAACGGGTAATCGTCGAGTTTTACGCTCATCGCATCCCCGCTGGTTTGAAGTTCGGACGAATCGCCGTGACCTTGAAATCGCCGGTCGTGGACACCTTGAACCGATGCCACCGACCCGTCTGCCTCACATGATGCTGCCCGTCAGACTGACCGACCGCACCGGATGCCATCTGATCGCTTCCCGCCGTGTCCTTGGTATAGCCGACAACCGAAGACGATAGCGGGGCTTGCAGGTATCGCACCCGCAGATTATCGCAGTGCAGATACCCCTGATCGTCGCCCAAATCGCCCGTGATGAAATAGGCGTCAGCCGTCACCCCGGTTAGCTGGCTGATCGTGTGCGAGGTCGTGAAAATGGCCGGCTGCTGTGCGCCCTGAATCCAATATGCCGAATCGTAGGCAAGCCCGGGTTTGTAGGCGTCATAGCTCGACTGAGTAGCAGCGCCGTCATACGTCACCGCGCCCGAGATATACGTGATCGCCGCCTCAATCGTGAGATTCGACACGCCCCACTGCTGCGTGAGAACGTGATACACCACGCACCGATCCACAGCCCCGCCGCCAACGGATGACGGGTAGAACAGCCAGACGAGGTTGTTTCGCCGATCCCACAGCAGCGTGGACTTGAAGCTCGCAAGGGGCGACATGTCCGCGAACAGCCATGTGCGAATCGTGCCCGTCGCCAACGGTCGCGGGGTCGTGCCGTCGTAGACATACACGTTGTCCCGCCCGACGAACACATGGCCGATGGACGTATCGACCACCGCGTCCTGACCGATGCACCCAACGTCGTTCGATACCTGCTGCCAGCCCCAGACAGCCGGTGCGCCTTGGTAGCGCCCGACGAACATCGCGCCCGCCTTGTACGCGATGATGTCGTCGCCGAAGCGCCGCGCCGCGACGATAGGGCCAGAACCGCCGATCAGCCGGCCCTTGACGCATTGGGTCGAAACCGAGAGCGTCCAGTCCGTATCGTCAAGGTACGCGCAGCAATACCATTCGTCCGAGGATGTCGTGGTGTTGAACGCGAGGACGAAGCCCTGCGCCGCCTCGACTAGCTTTGCAGTAGGAGCCCCGCTGACAGTCGCAAACGCCCCGCCCGTGGAGCGTTGCAGGCCGATAGTGGGCGTCGCCGCCATCGTCGTGTCCCCGAACTGCACGAAGCTCCATCGGTCGTCGATGGCAAGCGAGTACGCGCCGCTAGACCGATCCG